CGGCCGGATCTAGATCCAGGAATACGCCGGTGTCAGTCAGAATGTCAACCATTCAGCGATCCTCCCTTCTTTGCTCGGTTGTACTCTTCCATCTTCTCCAGGATCCCATTGTGGCCGAGCATGGCCACCTCGGCACGGATGGGGACGCCGAGGATGGTGTTCAGCGTGCGGAGCGCCTGCAGCAGCTCCTGGCTGTTTGCCGCGGAGAGGCGGACACCATCCGGGAATGCTGCGCCGCCGAGGTCGTCCGTGTCGTCGGCGAAGAATCCACCGGAATAGCGTCCGGCGACAGCGGCCCGCGGCTGCACGGCCTCCAGCCGGAGATCACGCAGGCGGCCGGTGCGGCGCGCCGTCTCGATGGCGTCCACGAACGGACGCACGGACGGGTTCTGCAGGGCGTCTGACGGGATGACATATTCGGAGCCGTTCTCCCCTACCAGCACCGTCGGCCGGTTGATCCAGCCGCGCTGATCCGGAGAGAGGCGTGCCGGGAAGCTACGGCCGTCCTGCTTGCGGCGCACGCGGACCGGGCGGTCGTCGAAGGTGCCGCCGCCCTCGCGTCCGGTGACGGGCGTGGATGACATCAGCGCCACCTGCGCGGCGCCCAGGGCGCCCATGATAGCGGCCGGAGCGACGCCGGTCGGCCAGCCGCCCCACTGCACGAAGGTCTTGGTGACGGCCAGCGCGGTATTGATAATCGCCTGGGCGATGTTCATACGCTTCTCGCGCTCAGCCTGCTGCTGCGCCAGCTGCTCCTCCTTCGCCTCCTGCTCGAGGCGCATCTTCTCGATCTCGGACTCGTACTGGGCCTGCGTGATCAGGCCGGCGTCGAGCCGCTTCTGCAGAGCATCCTGCTTCTCGTCGTTCGCTTTCTTGTAGGCCTTCAGCTCCTGCTGCTCCTTGGCGGCGGTCATCGCGAGGGCCTGGCTGGCGATCTGGAATCCCTCCTGGGCGAGCCCGCCCATCGCCGTGATGGCATTGCCGAGATCCATGGCGCCGAACTTCCCCTTGGAGAGGTTGCTGAAGAACTGATCCCACTGCGCCTGACTGACGCCGAAGAGATTTCCGTTGCCGGTACCGGACCAGAATCCGCCATCGGACTCACCCGCCAGGGCGGCCGAGGTCTCGGTGATTTCCTTGATGACCTCCTGCAGCTTTTTCTTGAAGGCGTCCAGCTGCTCCTCCGGGATGGCGATGCCCTCGAACTCGCCGGTCTCGACGATGTGCTCCAGGAGCGTGTGCAGGCTGTTCAGGTACTCGAGATCCAAGGCGCCGAGCTCCTGGTTCATCTGCTTCCGGAGCTCCTTCTCCTCGGCGGATCCCTTCTTCACTTGGGCGATGCGGTCCAGCCAGTAGTTCTCGCGCTCGGCGCGCTCCAGCTCATGGGCGCGCTGCATGGCGGCCATCTTCTGGTTCTGGGCGTCCGTCTCGATCTTCGCCAGGTTCAGCAGGTGCCTCTTATCGATCAGCTCCAGCATCTCGGCGTTACCCTCGTACTTCTTCCGCTCCTCGGCATAGCGGGCGTCCTCCTGGATCCGGGCTTTCTTGACGGCATCCGTCTCCATGTCGGCCAGTAGCTGCGCCTTATCCTTGGCCAGCTGCTCCTCCTTTTTCGCGGCGGCCTTCTGGGCGTCCTCCCGGTGCTTGGCTATCTTCTCCAGCAGCTCGTTCTCGAGCTTGAGCCGGTCGGCGCCCTTCTCCTTGCCGGCAGCGAGTCGGGCGGTCAGGGAGGCGACCTCCAGCTCGTACAGCTGCTGGTCGTATTCCTCCTTGGTGGCGATCTCCTGCTCGTTGTATTTTCGGGTCAGCTCAGCCTTGGCGGCGAGGAAGGCCTCATCGCTCTGCAGGGACCAGGTAGACTTTTTCTTCTTCCCGTTGTCGCCCCCGTCGCCACCGTCTCCGCTGTCTCCGCCAGCTCCGGCGGAGCCGCCGCCGTAGTACGAATCCTGCCCGCCCAGGAACCACACCTGGCGATCCAGGAATTCCTGGTTGGCGCCGCGCATGACATACGCAGCATCTCGCAGGCGGTCGACCTCGGCCTTCCAGCGCTTCCGGTTCCGGGATCCGGACGTCGATGCGAGCTTCGCTTCGGCGGACGCCAGCTGCTGCTCGATCTTCGCCTGGTCCTCGATGATGGCCTGGCTGATCTTATCGAGCGCCTCCTTGCGGGCCTCCTCGCCTTCCGCGAGCTCCACGCCGTACATCTCCCAGAGACTGCGCACATAGTCGGCAGTGCGGCCGGCGACCTCGTCGGCGGATGCGCGGTTCTCTTCCGGAGTGATGGACCTGATAAAGTCGCGCAGCGCCAGGACGGCGTCTTTGACGAATCCGGTATTCTCCCGGAGCGAGAGCGTGAACCGCTCCCAGGCGGACTTCAGGGAGACGAACGCGCCCTCGGCCGTGTTCATCTTCTTCTCGGCGATATCCTCCAGGACGCCGCTCGTATCCTCCAGCTCGGAGCGGAGGGTGATGGCCGAGTCGGCTCCGGCCAGGAAAGTATTGAACGCGGCGACGGAGCGCTTATCGGTCAGCTCGAGCGTGGTGGCCAGGTCGATGCCCTGGGCGTTCAGGCGCTTCAGACCGTCCATCAGTTCCGGGAAAGTGCGGACCGGCTCGCCGAGCGCCTTGGCGAGCTTGCCGTTGGCGTTCGCCAGGTTCAGGATGATATTCCTGGTCGCCGTGGCGGCGGTGGACGCCTCGAAGCCCGCGTTCGCGAGCGTGCCGAGCAGCGCGGCCGTATCCTTGACGCCGAGGCCGAACATCTTGGCCACGGGGCCAACGGTCGCGAGGGCGGTCTGGTAATAGTTGAAGGAAAGGGCGCTCTTGTTCGTCGACAGGGTGAGCGTGGCCAGGACGTCTTCCGTGTCCTCCGCCTGCAGGCCAAACATGCGCAGCGCGGCGCCGGACAGGGCGGCTGCCTCGGAGAGGTCGGCGCCGATGGCCGTGGCGAAGTTCAGAACCGGCTCGCCCATGGCGATGATCTCCCGCTCGGTAAAGCCGAGCTTCGCCAGCTCGATCTGCAGGCCGGTCGCCTGCGTCGCCGTGTATTTCGTCGCAGCGCCCAGGCGCAGGGCCTCGTCCGTCAGCAAGGAGATATCCTCGACGTTCTTTCCGAGGATGGCGGCGAGGTCGACGTTTGCCTGCTCGAAGTCGCCGATGGTCTGAGCGCCTTCGCGGATGGATGACCAGGCGCGCTTGAGAGTCAGTAGGGCGGCGCCGACGCCGGCCGCAAACTTGGCGATGCCGCCGGTCAGGGCGCCCATAGATGTACCGGCCCTGCTGGACTGACCGCGCAGCTCCGCCAGACGGGCGTTCGTCTCCTGCAGCTGCTTATTCACGCGCTCCCACTCCGCGGTGCCGGGCGCCATGTTTGCCAGCTGGGCGCGCAGCTGCTTCGCGCGGTTCGTGAGCTCAGCGATAGTCATGCTGCCGACGGACATCTGGCGGCGCAGCGCATCGATCTCCGCCTTGTTCTGCTTGACGGTGGCGGTCTCGGCCTTGATGGCTGCGGACAGCTCCTTATAGCGAGCGGTGTCCGTCTGCCCCTGCTTCGCGAGCATCTCCTGCTCCTTGCGCATTTGGCGGATGGATGCCGTAGACGCATCCACCGCCTTCTCCAGATCCAGGATCTTCTTACGGCCGGAGTCGCCATTCACGATGACGTTCATCCGGAGATCTTCGTCGCGTATTACCTTTCCCATAGAGCCGTGATTTCTGAAACAAAATTAGCCGCCATCCGACAGCGGAAAAGGACACCGCCGATGCGCGAATAGCGGCTGCAGGACAGGCTATTGCGAGGCGGACTCCAGCTTCCGGAACGCTGCCGCCACCTCGTCCGTAAAGCCGTACATCAGCCGCTTGGCGATGGATGCGTAGGCGCCGAAGATGAACCGGTTGTGGATGCGCAGTCGCCGGTTCCGGCGATTCTTGATATCCAGGAACCGCTCATAGACCGGATGTGTCAGCGTTAGCCGCCCGTCCATTGCGTCACCGCTGGCCACGGAGATCGAGCGGCCGGTCTCCAGTCGCCCGGTACCGCGCCGGTACCCGGCCGATATCGCGGCGCCCTGGTTGCGCAGCAGGCGCCGGCCTTCCGTCTCCAGGGTGTCCTGGATGAACCGTTCGCGCGCGCCCATCAGCTGAGGGTGATTTCGATGCTCCAGCCGGACCACCCGCCGAACATGGAATACTCCGGGACGACATTGAGGTCCGTGAGCGTGAAGCCCCGCAGCAGCGGGCAGGTGCCACAACTTAGGTCCTCGTCCAGCTTATCGAGGATCGCCTGAGCGATCTCCAGCAGCCGGAGATAGGTCGCGTCTGCGAGCTCCGGCGTCCGCGCCGGGCCGTTGATCTTGGCCAGGACGAAGATCGCCGTGGACACGCTCTCCTTGAAGCTGTCCGTGTCGCTGCCGTAGTCCTGGGCCTCCGGCATCGCCGTGAGTACCTGATCGCCGGCGGCCTTGGTGAGCTGGCCGGTGGCATTCTCCTGATCCACCACGCGAATCGGCGTGATGTCAGGATAGTCCCGCAGATGGAATCCGACCAGGTATTCAGTGAGTTTTTTGAGCTTTTGCAGTCGCTTCATATCGTTTGGCCTCTTTATGGTTGGACCACAGGATAGACAGCACGCTGAAGAGCGGCTCCTCGTCCACGCGGTCGATGTTTCCGATGGTATGATCCTTCGCCAGCTGGATCAGGAGATCGTTCCAGGTCATCGACGGTCCGCGGCTGGTACCGCCGTCCGGAGCGAAGAGCAGAGACAGGTCGACCTCCTCGCCGTTCAGCACCAGCTGCTCGGTCTGCAGGAACTGGAGGCAGCAGCAGAACCAGGCGAGCACCAGGCTCTTCTGCCACGGGCGCAGGCGGGCCGCCCGGCGACGGTCACGCTCGAAGCTGCGTCCGGACATCGGA